CCGCCGCACCTTCCTCCGGCGGGCAGTAGATATCCAGCGACAGCGTCAGGTCCAGGCGTATTCCATAGATCTCCCGGATGACCTGGGTTTCAGGGTCCGTCCGCTGTCCCAGGTAGCTGTTCAGCGCGGCGCCCCGGCTCTCGCCCATACGCAGCCCAACCGCTGCCACCGGACCTGTATACGCCTTTGCCCACCCCGGGGAATAGGCGGTCTGGGCGGAAATGCCCGCCTTTTCCAGAGCGGCGGCGACGGCGTCTTTCACCTGCTCCAATCCGTTCATTCAGCTCTCTCCTTCTCCTGCCGGAGTACAGCCCGCCGGTAGAGAACCTCGCTGCGGAAGCAAACGGCCTCAGCCTCCTGGACCGCCAGCCCCAAGGTGTTGAAGCGGACCCGGTCGCCCGGCCGGATCTCCCGGCCGGCGGGACCGATATACAGCCACCGCCGGACGCTTACCGCCCCCAACGGCGTTACCGCTATCGGCGGAGCCTCCCTCTCCTTCAATACCGGCTGCAAAAATGCTGGAAAAACCGCTTCCTCTCCGCTCTCCTTTGAAACAAGCGTGACCGTCTGCCCATAGGCCCGCATCATCTCCTCCAGCCGCGCCCTCATCCTGGCACCCCCAGAAAAGCGAATGCATCGTCTCCCCAGTAGTCCGCCATCATACCGGCCGCCTGACGGCGCATGGCCGCTGCCGCCGCGCAAACCTGGCCGCCTCCTCCGGTTCGCAGGCTCACATCTCCGGCGGAGAACTGCTCCACATCCCCGCCGCTCCGGCAGGGCAGGAGTCCCGCAGCCGCCAGCAGGGCTGCGGCACAGGGGAAGACGCCGCCGCAGTCCTCCGGTGTCAGCCCCTCCCGCAGCCGCCGGGCAAGCTCCGCCTCGGCGGCTTCGCACAGTGCTGTCAGCAGCGGCTGTTCTGCCTCCGACGGCTGAACAATGGCCTCAGCCAGCCGTACGATCTGTTCGAGCATGTCTTGTCACCTCCCCTTGTCTCGCACCTCCGCCGCATCAGATGGTCAGAATCTTCCCTGCGTCGGTGTACAGCTTGGCGAACCCGGAGATGCTGGTGATGGCGGCCCGCTCCACCTGCCGGTCGATGAGCTT